GCCGATCGTGAACACGACCAGCACGAACGACACAACCAGGTTCACGAAGGCAACGAGCACCTCACCCAGCTTGAGGGTGACGCCACCGGCACTCACCGTGTAGGACGAGACACCCTTGCCGGCGGCGGCGGCCGGGGCGAGGAGCGGGGTCAGGATGTCCTCCGACAGCGACTTGAAGAACTCTCCAACGACACCTCCGAGATAGAACGACGCAGTGAGGATGATGATGTCCCGTGTATCAAGCATTTTTATTATGATGGGTATACTTTATTTCGTAAAGACAATGGATACTAGGTTCTGGGGACCCAGTGCGTGGCAATTATTTCATTTGATTGCGTTTACCTCTAAACATCCCGACGATGTTCTCAATCAGATGAAGGATGTACTTCCTTGTAAGTTTTGCAGGGCGTCCACAACCGAATTCGTCCACAAACACCCCCTCCGTGGCGACCCCGGGCGGTGGTTGTACGACATTCACAACATGGTGAACAACAAGCTACGGACACAGTGTAAGGATGACCCTACAGTGGTCAACCCTGGTCCCGATCCAGAGTTTGATGCTGTTAAAAAGCACTACATGACTCTGAAGCCTACTGCGGTTCCAGGCGGCGACTTTCTTGGCTCTATTGCTGCGAACTACCCCGAGTCGCCTGAGCCCGAACAGATGGCAACTCAACGAACCTTCTTACATGCACTTCATGATACATATCCGTATCCCGAACTCCGCAAGGTCTATGCGGAGTATATCACAGCTCACGAACCCGAGCTGGCATCTCGCAGGTCATATATGAAATGGATGCATGGGCTACTGAGTGTCTTATCAAAAAAGGTTGGATCTCCAATGCCATCCTTCAAGGGATTTGCTCATCATCTTGCGTATTTTAGGAGCGGTTGCTCCAAAAAGACGTACCATGGAAAAACCTGTAGGAAAACGGCTGGTGGTCGCACGAAGGACCGTGATCACCGGAAGACCTTTCGGGTTTCTCATTCTAGGTTACTTGTTTGATTTGGGTTTATTCTTGGAGTTTGCTAGTGCTTGTTCCTGCAATCGCGCGTGTTTTGCAGAGTAGACGTCTGCCTTCTTCTCCTTATCAGTCTTTTTTGACTCACGACGTGTCTTAGGCGGATCCATCTTGGAGTGATTTGCTTTCAATCAGAGATTTCCATTTTAGTACTTCATTCCACCGCGGCGAGTCTTGCGGGACTTGCGGCGGCGTCCACCAACCGGGGCGGCATCAGAGGGGTGGAACGGGCTAGAGCTGTTCGGGCCAGCATACGACAGGTCGGCGCCGTACCCAGAGTCGCTGTGTGGCGTAACATCCGCACCGCCCTTGTAGGTCTTCTTGGCCATCTTGAGGACCTGGCCAAACTTCATGCCCTTGTGGGACTTCATCGTCTTCTTAACGTGCGCGAGCCACTTATTTGCCATTTTGTTTACTAGTCAAGAAGTTATTGGAGCCCCGCTGGTTTTTCAACGAGACCCGGCGTGGACCCAAATAGAATCCATTGACATCCGTACGCAGCCGCCACCTCCGGATTAATACCCTCCTTTCCAAACACAGGGTCCGGGGCGACGATGGTAATAGAATTGCGATTGAACGCCACAAGCTCGGAATAATCGCGAGGGTGAACTGCCTGTCCAAAGGTGAGGCGACGGAGATGAGAATCTGTCCAAGACATATTAACCATTTCAGCAAGTTCGGACCCCTGCACGCCACCCGAAACGATGATGAGCTTATTTGCAAGCGCTTCGATTTGGATACTCTGTGGATCTATGTACTCGCGAGGAAGGAGATTACGATGAACAGTTGTGTGGAGACACTCAGCTGCCTTGTTCAGTGTCACCATGTTTGAGGTGTGAGGAACGATGGAGAGAACGAAAGGATGTTTACTAGGGAATGCCTGAATCAAGGCCACGCAGACCGAGTCAAATGTCCAGTAGTCATATGCATAATCATATCCACCATTCAGAGGGGCCTTGGAGACAACTGGATTTCCATTCTCATCTGCATAGAGATGCACCTCTAGAAGCCTACGGCCTGATGCCACGACCGTAGAGGCATCCTCATAGGTTCCTCCGCGGATCACGTAGTCGCAAAGGCGTTTGGGTTCGGGTGGCGGAGCTGTTTCTTCGTGTTCGGCTTTTGTTTCCCGCCAGACCGTATATCCGAGAACGCCAACAAGGGCTACTGCAAGGGCTGTCTCCATTACTTCTTCTCGGAAGGTAATTTTGGCATCTTGAACAAAAGCCCACGAAAGGCATTCACAACCTCATCCGGGATCCGCTCTTCCATTGGGATTTCCATAAGGCACGAATGATGGAAATATAAGCAATACATTCCGCACTCTGAATCCTTGAATTGATGGCGCGTTGCGTTGAAGGTCATCTTCATACCTTGACTGTGTTTGCCTGTTTTGTCCCACTGTTCCTTCCAGCGTCGCATCAAAACCTTGATTTCGGGTTCGGGTTGATGTGCATAGGAGTCAAAGTATGTAATCCGAGGATATTCAAGTTCCTCTCGGACATCACAAAATAAGGCAATCCAGTGTGATCCCGGACCGTCATGGGGATCTGTGTTGAATACAATCCCAATCTGCTCATGACCCTTCTTTGCTAGTTCCGGTAGCTTCATACTGCAGAGGGTACTGACAATACATTGTTGGGTTTCAGATTTTAGGTCAAAGTCAATTGGAATACATCCAACGAAGAAGTACTTGGGAAAGAGTTCCATATAGTTCTTCTCCACGTGATCAATGTCATCCGATGAGAGCCATTCGTAACGATTGATCGCCCATTGCTTCGGGGCACGGGGACGTTGCATTAGAGAGGTCACAATGCATTCGGCAGATCCAGTTGTACACTTGTCATGAAGACGGTGTTGGAGATTTGTCCACATTTCCTCAGGAGTTCCCTTTGCAACAGGGTCTTCTTTTGGGTGCTCCTTATTGTAGACCGTACGGAGACGCTCAATCTCCTCTGTGTCAAGCCAGGACATTCCTTGGTATAAAACGGATACTTTTAAACCAGGAAAGAGCAAACCACAATGGATGCCCTTAAACCTGTTCTCTCAGCCTATGCAGATGTTACTCGCCGACTCAATGATGTTAATGCGAATGCTTCCGAGCTTCGCGATGAGCGTCGTACAATTGAACTGGATCTCGCAGCCCTCTATGCAACGTCCCGTGAAGCACTCCCCGACAAGATTAATCTATCAAGCTCCGGAATGGTCTTTGCGGTCAAACGTCCAAACCAATGGAAGAAGGGTTGGACGCTCTCCAAGAAAGAGCTGAAGGGGTATTTGGATGAGTTGATGCCTCAGCGAGCTGAGGAAGTTATGAATGAGATTATTAAGCGCCAAGAGGCGAAAATGGTGGAGACGGATTACGGATTTGAGCTGAAGGTTGTGAGGAAGGATTGAGACTTATCTCAATCTCATGAAGTGTTCGCTGAATATCTGCTAGATGACGTTTTGCTTGGTCCAGGTTTTCACGTGGGAGAAACCCACTCTGGATACGCGTAAGATTACACACGAGCGAACCATTTGTGCTCAACAAACGAGTAGCCAGAGTAGACAAAGGCTTCACCATCAACGTGATATGACTATCACTAACACATTATTTTTAAGTGCTACATCCCACAAGGGGACTTCAGTACCCGTCATCCACCCGCTCGACGAAGTAGTTTAGAAGTTTATCGGACATATCACGAACACTGAACTCCCAGACGCCACTCCAGTTCGGGCGAATAATCTTGCGAACATCCTTAATGCCATCGAGGATGGCGTGGCGATCAACATATTTGCGATTCACGTGGGTTCCATGATAGAGGTGATAGACAGCGCCCGATGTGCACGTGATCTTGGGTTTTGGTTGAGCATCAAACTCTTCATACGCTGGAACTAGTGCTGGTTTAAGATAGGTGGATGGAAACTTGATGGAAAGCCATGCAGCGGCAGACAATGTGTCTCCACTACCTGTGATCCCGTACTCAAAGAATCCAACCTTGCGGAACCACTTGCGAGTGAATGCCCATGCAAACCCCGGGTGTAGCTTATGATCAAATGTCTTTTTCTTATCCATGTAGATGACAGATTCACGAATCTGAGTGACCTTAGTGTAGGTGAGATCCATCCACACCGCAGTGGTGAAGGGCTGAACAACATCGTGATCGCAGAGGGCATCCGAGACTTCGGTGTACCAGTCGGGATTACCAAAGATGATGTCTGCGTCCATAAACATGACCTTGGAGTAATACCACGGAATCATGGCTTCCAGGAGGGTGCATAACCGCTCCTTGTGGAACATGTGCGACTTTCCCCAGACATGAAAGGCATCTTTGATCTCCGGCTCGCTCTTGTAGAAGACTAACTCAAGAGTGTAATATGGGATCTTTGCAAGTTTTAGCTTTTCAATTGTGTAGAGGTAGTTCATCAACATACGTTTGGACTTTGCAGGGTTGAAGAAGACAAACCCAATCGCCATATCTCGTTTCCAAGGACCACGATACCGCACAGTCGATACATCAATAAATCCGCCTGGGTGAACTTTAGGCGGTGCGTCCGGCAGAGCCGTGTACATCATCGACTGAGCCGTTCCCATTGTGTAAGAAAACGGATAAAAGATTGGAAATAACACTCAAATCAAATGAGCGATGTCTATTCACCTTACAATCCTCGGAATCGGTTCTTTACTGAAAAGGACATTCACCGCATTCTTCACCGTCACGGACTACCACACTACCGGATTTCAAACCAGAAGATCTTCCAGACTGCAATGGTCCATACAACCTATGTCAAGCGATCTGACTATACCACACCCGATGGACGACCGGCGTCTCTTGCTCCGTGTCCATCTGGCGTAATGCCCTTGCAAGATGAGTCGTATGAGTGCCTTGAGTTTGAAGGTGATTCAGTCTTGGGAGTCTGTGTAGCCACGTATCTGCGCCGGAAGTATCCGGAGAAGAAACAGGGGTTCCTGACCGATGCTCGCAAAGAGCTGGTGAATAACGAACGGATCGGTGCTTTGTGTCAAAAAGTAGGACTGGATACGTACTATGTCATCTCTCGCCATAACGAAGAGTCTGTTGCAATCAATGGACGTCGTAACATCCAGAAGCTGGGTGATATCTTTGAGGCATTCATTGGTGCATTATGGACCGATTGTGGAAACCGATTCAACATTGTCTATCCATTCGTCACGACCGTCCTGGAAGCCTATCTAGACATTCAGGATGTTGTGACCACGATTACAAACTACAAGGACATCTACCAAAAGTATTGCCAGCGAGAATATGGTTGCACTCCAACCTATACAATGCTAGATCCCTACGATGATGGCCGGATTCGGGTGTGTATTGTGCTGAAGGGCAACAACGTAGAGTTTGGTGAAGGCACAACTCGTAAAAAGGCAGAACAGATGGCAGCTAAGAAGGCACTTGAAAAACTCAATGCTTTGCCTTCTGCGTAATCACCCTTCCCTTCCGCCCACACGTGAACCGCTTGAGAGTTCGCCCCCTTGTCTGCAAAACAGAACTAACACAAATCGCAATCGGACCTTTTTCATTCTTCACTGTCTTGCGAACCTTCTTGATACATTTACAGAACCTCTGCGTCTGATTCAGTTTGCGAGCACCACCGGGTACAGCGATGGGATAGGGATCTGGAGAAAGCGAATATTCAGAAAGCGGTGCATCTTCAAGAATGACCTTGTGTCCAAGAAAACTGATTGGAATGTAGAGCTCGTAGCCACCAGATTCCGTCCCAATAAATGTGATCATCGACGCCCGACCTTGTGGTACTGCTGGGGCGATTGGGTACTTAGCTGCTATTAGCTTTTCCTCTGTAGCCGCATCAATTTCAAACAACGCCCATTGACCATGTGTTTTAAAAACACGAGCAATGATCTTAGTTTCACCAGGCTTATCACGAAGTCTTAAGCTTACTTTTTTCCATTTATTAGATCCAATCCAATCTTCCCATAATTGAACTGAAGAGTTTTGAGACACCTCGGGAACTGGCTCGGGAACAGGTGGAGCAACCAAAGTCGCAGGAATAGTAGCCGATGGCACATTTGTGTCAAACATGACGTCAATCGCTTGATGAATCTT